AGAAGTTACTTATTGGGTGAGTTGATTCGTTTAGGTCCTGATCAATCAATTTGATTTCGCATGATTGATCTGCTGGTAAAACGTCTGCTCCATTCTTATTTAGCACAGGGTAGTCGATGTAAAGGATACAACCTCTGACATAATTACGGTCAGCTGGTAAAATAAAATAGTACGGAGTCGAAGATGGACTAGACGATGGTGTAGAAGAAGGAGTAGATGAAGGGCTTGAAGAAGGTCCTGTAGTATATCCGGCTGGGATCATGTATTCGGTACCTGCACCTAATGGATAGTAAACAGCTTCACCAGAAGGGCTGCTTGATAAAATGTCCTCTAATGAGTTATCGTATACAGATAGTCTCTCTTCTGCGCAAACTTCAAAATCTATGAGTAAATGCCCGTCTACTGGATACAAAAGTTTCTCAAGATCGCAAAATTTAGCTTCAGTTTTTCCATTATTTATGATAATGAAACATTTGTCTAATATCTTTAGAACTTTTTTACTTGGGTCAGAAGAGCACAGATTAGCAAATGAGTTATTTACTCTTTGTGGAATTGGATCATCTTGGAAATTAATGTATGGCATTCACAGTAGACTATTTTTAAATCCTATCACTAAACGATATTCTAGCTCCTCGAGCTAATGCATCATCTGATGGTCGAGATTTGCTTATATTATTATCTACCTCAGGTGCAGTTGTAATTTCCACAGAAGGCTCAACCTCAGGTTGAGTTTCAGAAAAATATTCATCTTCAATCATGAATGGCGGATCTTCAACCGGTTTATCAATATGCTCATAGGCACCGTCCGGTCCTATTTGAAAATCATCACTGACGTATGGAAATTCTTTGTCAGACTTAGGGGTTTCAACAGCTGATTCAATTACAGTATCAGTTACAATATCATTTACAGGTTCGTCAGCTGGCTTAATGTAGTCAACTAATGATTTAATGAAGCCTAATGCAACTATCGGTAGAATTGCTCCACTAACAATTGACAAGACTCTTTTTTGGTAAATGAGTTCCTCATCAACTAGTCCAAATAGTTCAATCCAGCCTTGAAAATTATTTAAGTGAACGTACGTGTAATAGGTATTACCCATGGCCTGCATCAAGGTCAATAAAATGAAGAGTCCCCAAACAATACCCTTATTCATTTTATCGAGGGTAATGATTGAGGCTAACGAAGCGGCTGCTCCGACTTCAAATGCAATAGCTAGACTAATCGCTAACCATTTCGGATTCGACATTAAGAAAAAATCAATAACGTGAATTGTTGAAATGATTGAAACGAGTAAATATAGAGTAACAAACGTACTTATTATGAATACGTGAGTTGCCTTCTTTGTCATTATTTAGTCTTTTGTATTTTTTCAATCTGAGCATCATACTCGTGCATACGATCATCTGGACGAACTGCTGTTCTAACTACTGCATTCCAATCGTATAAAGTACGTTTTGATGCACGTAATCCCTCAATCTCAATCATCTTTTGTAGATCTGATGTGTATACTGAATCAATTCTTTGATTCATTACTTTTGACTGCTTTTCAATCTTACTTACTCGGTTTGAAGTGCTACATTGTTGAATAAAGATTACGGATAGTAAGCCCAAAACAATTTTTTCAAAATGAAGTTTAATGAATTTCATAAATTACGAAATATTTTTAGTTATTTATTCACTTACTGTTGAGTTTATCAAGAGTTGAAGCTTTCACGAATTCCCAATTTTCACCTACCCAAAATCCCAGGTGAACTAAGTAGTATGCTAGAATTCCTAATATTACTGCTCGAACAATATCAGAAAAGACCGTTTCTACTCGATATTTAATAGTGACTAGATACGCATAGTAAGTATCGTCCTTTATTCGCTTGGACGAAACATCAATTATCTCTATTAAATTGCGGTCCGCAAAAATTCCTTGGACTTTAGAAACTGATTCAAATACTCGGCTCTTCTCAAGGTCAATTAGGTCGCCAGTCGCCAACTGTAGTTCAGGCTCTAAATTAACAACGTAATAAACTCTACTGAGCCAATCAGTTCTCATTCGTTTTGTCCTAAAGATACCGGCTGAGTCAATTGCTTTGATTTGTTTGCGATAGAATAAGTAATTAGTAATGTCCTTTACTATCGTTCTTACTGAGTTGATCGCTTCAATTGGATTAATTAAATTTAATAGTCCCATATTTAAAAGTATTCTTTTAATCTGTCAATCATTTCTGGATTCTTTTCCAATACCGCTTCTCTTAGCATTTTACGAGCCTTTCTGATCTTGGTTTTAACTGTGTTAAGATTCATATCATACTTTTCAGCGATTTCATTACCTCGCATGTGATGCATCTCTTTATCTATTAGAATCGACTTCTCAATACAGTCCGGTAGGCCAGTTAGTTCGGTTTGAGTCATAAAGTACAAATCGTCCATGTAAATTTCTCTTTGAAAGGTGTAAAGAGAGTCGTCAGGTATATTCAATGGCTTCGTTAAGTTATCCAGACTTTGAGCGAATTGGACCTTTAACTTATGCTGGTGTAATAGTGCTTCATTCTTAGCAATCGTATAAATCCAAGTGGTAAAGCGATACGAATCGCTATATGAAGTAAGTCCCTTGAATATCTTAAACAGAGTATTATGAAGAACTTCTTCAGTTTCATCAGGATCATTAAAGAATTTCCAAATGAAGAACTTTAATTTTGGATACATGATTGAGGTTAACCTATTTCTATCCTTTTCTGTACAAGTGCCGCTCTTTATTAGTTCGGCAAGACTTTGCATTTCGTCGTTTAATTGTTTGTTAATTAGGTCGTACGTGCTCATTAATATATTTTTTAGTTAAAGTGTTTCGGATTCTCTGATTTCCATTTCTCGTAGCGTTCAGTAATTTGGATAAGGATTTTATTTCTCACAATGTCCTCATCCTTAAATGTATGAATACCTAAGTTATTAATTCCTTCCAATAATTTGATGAATTCCGGTAAAGCTACTTTACTCTTTGCGATGTCATACTGGCTAACATCTCCGCAAATTAACACCTTAGAGTCCTTCCCCATACGAGTTATGAACAACATAAGTTGTTTAAAATCAGCATTTTGAGCTTCATCTAGAATCATTAAGCAATTATCAAAAGTTGCTCCTCTCATATAGGCAAGAGGTCTAAACTCAATAACTCCCATTGCTTCAAGCCAACCGACGCTATTTGGATCATGTAGTAATTTTACCAAATTTGAACGATAACTTTCCATAAAAGGATCAATTTTATCCTTAATTTCACCAGGTAAGAATCCAAGTTTTTCACCAGACTCTTGAATAGGCTTTGATAAAATGATCTTTTTGATTTTTCCTGACATGTATAACTTCAGAGCAGCTAGGCACGCGGTGAATGTTTTACTTGTCCCAGCTGGCCCATAACAGAACGTTATGTCATTCGTTATGATTTTTTGACAATAGCTCTCCTGAGAAGGTTTAAGATTAATGTTGCGTAAATCCTTTTCTGTGACCTCCAATTTTGGAGTTTGTGCTCTTCTTTTAACTTGTTTTTCTGGCATTTGATTTTGTTTTTTTAGATGATTCATTGATTTTGGATAGTAAATTTTGACAGTTCGCACAAGACTCATAGTCTTCTATCTGTTTATAGAAGTTAATTGCTTTGTCGAGGCAAATCGGCCAATCCGCTTGGCCGGCAACTACATCAATTTCCTCGTCGACTATCATCAACTTTTTGATGTAAATTTGATGAGACTTCTTCTTCTTCATTGCTGAACCGATTGATTTTACAATTTTATCGAAGATCTCCTTTTTATTCTTTTCGTAATCGAAATCTAGTAATTCGTCAGTTTTCATAGAATTTTATTGAGTATTGTTTCCGTAAAAATGGCCAAGTAGTCTCTTGTACTCATCAACTGCATTTTCATCGAATCGTTTGGTTGCTCCAGGCCTTTTTATTTCCGGGGTACGATTTAGGTCTCTTAGTGTGTCGTGGTTGTATCCTGAATCATGGCCTAAGTACGCCTCTCCCAAAAATTGAGCATAGACTTTTTGAAGGTAGTCAGAAGCAAGTCGATCTAATTCATCATTTACTAGCTCCCAAAAATTAGGTGATTCAAAAAAGGCGGCAGTTGATACGCATGTCATTGCCAAATCGTCATTGCCGTTTTGACTTCGGTAGGTACCGTTACCCGCTTTACCGAAGGATCCAAGTTCATGCACCGTTTTAAACTCGTTAGGTAGAATTTTATTAACGGCTGCCAAGTACTTGAAGCGCTCGCAATACTTGGTCTTATTGGACTCGGTCATCTTTAATCCAGGTTTCCAATTGGTAGAAGATGTCATGTGTTTTGAATGCACCAATTGGCCAGGCCAAAAGAGCTCATTCTGTTGAATTTTGTCCATTACATAATCGCCCTTATGATCAAGCTCAATTAAGAGTCTAACCTTTTCTGGATTGAATACTTTATACGTTAAGTATTCAAGCACATTGCTAAACTCGTTAATATCCTTTTTATTGCTTCTGAATGAAGCTACTTGAACAAGTCCAAAAAAGTCTCCCTCGTTCTTGATGAAGTCTTTCACTTGTTCTAGCATCTTAAGCGGTAAAGCTGTGAATTTAAAAATATTAATGACTGAGTAGTCACGTCCAACTCCTGACGCTGTATCTATTGAGAACACATACGTGTTGCCATCATTTCTAATATCATCAGGTGTGAATTTGTTGAAGTTTGGATGAACCGAGAAGCCTTCTAATAAGTCTAAATTTTCTGGAGTTTGGGCCCATTCTGGGACCTCGTATGTAGTGCGGAATGAGAAGATCTTTTTTAGGTCTTTTGAAGGCAATAGTAATTTATCTGATGAAAAGAACTGAAGTCCATATTCCTGATTAAAGTCTTCTTCGGAACCTAAGTTGGCAATGGTCATCTTCTTCCATTCCTCATCTCTGTCTGGAACCTGCCACCAGTCAACTCTCAATGGTACGTAAGTATTTAGACCGTTCATTGCATCCATGTAGATGTCATAGAAGCGGTTCATTCCATTCGGAGTTGAGGTTATGATTACCTTTGAGTTACTTGAAGCTGAAATGGTAGGATAGATCGCTCGATAAAAGAAATCTAAGTATGATGGATTGATGTGAGCGAACTCATCAATGTACAGTACGTGAATCGTAAAACCAATACCCGTATTTTTGGTAGTAGTACGGCCGATCAAACGACATCCGTTATCAAACTTAAGCGACATTACGTTATTTGAAATACAGCCTGGCTTAAGGAAGAACGGTAGGTTCTCCAGCACTGATTTAATTTTGTCTAATACCTCTTTAGTAGTCGATGCAACGTTTGCAACAGCTAATACGTTTTTATCGGTGTGGAATATCAGGTACCATGCAATGAACACGCCCGACATAACGGTCTTACCGATCTGACGAGATGCCATTAGGCAATTAAATCGACTGTTCTTAAAAGATCTAATGATCTCTTCTTGGTAATCTCTTAGTGTGATTTGTTGAATCCCATCTTCTGTCATTACTTGAGCATACTTTGATGCAAAGTAAACTGGGTCGTGTTTACATCTCTTGATTTCTTCAAGCTCTTCCGGCGTGTATTCAAAAACGATATTCGCTTTTTTCCAGACCGGGTCATTATCTTTAAACGGCGAATTTTTAATGGTCTTGATGTCAATCATACCATTCTCAAAATCGTCAAGAAGTTTTTGAACCTTCTCAGTCGTCCAAATTGCACTATTCTCCTGATCTAGATTGGAGAGTTTCATTTGGGTTCGACCTCCGCTGTTTGCTATAAAGTCTCTCATATTAATGAGTTAACGTCATCTAAGAAGTCATCATTATCATCCTCTTCCTGCATTACCGCGTTTGAAATTCCGCGTTCAACCATGACCTCTACTTTTTTGGATGGGTGTGTTAGATGTCTAGTGTCAGACAAGTCTTCCTCAACCTCGATTGCGTTAATCTCTTTCATTAGATTTTTTGTGCCAGCCGTTATGTAATAATCAGTGGTGCTTGTCGGTAAAGCCCGTTGCGATGATTCCGGATTAGTATCACGTTGAGTGATTTCCTGATTCATCTTACGATACGTATCCTCTAGGAATAGCATGTA